CATCAGCGGCAAACGAGGCCATGAACGTGCCAAACCCTGACGCCATGCTGCAGGAGATCGCCCGCACGCTGCTCTCGCCCTTCGCGAAAGAGGGAGTGCTGGCCCAGGCCGAGGACGAGCGATGAAAAGCCCGCATGTCCTGATCGATAACGAGCTGGACGCCATGGCCGACCCAGCGACGCCACTGTCCTGGCAATCCATGGTCCTCAAGCTCCTCACCGAAATGCTGGCCGACCAGCGCATCACCATCGAAGAGTTCAACCACTACTGCCGGCGCCTCAACAAGATCGTTGATGGGCGCAAGGAGGTTGCATGAGCACGGCACCGGTCAAATCACTGATTGACGAACAGCTTGAGCAGATCGAACGCAGCCTGGCCATCATCGGAGCCGGACTTCCGCGCGAGCTGCCTGTGGCTCACCTGCCGCCCAAGCTGGTGGCGGCCATCAAGTCCGGGCGTATCGCTGTGAGGCCTCGGTCATGACCGGCTACCAGCGTGCACGCCGCATCGACACCTGGCGCGGCAGCTTCATCGCCCTCACCTTCTGCACCGGCTGGATCCTCCTGAGCGCCCTGGCCGGCACCATCACTTCCTGAATCACACGCACCCGAGTACGGCGGGCCCCGCGGGGATAACCGTGCCCGCAAGGGAGCGTAAGCGGCGAGAGCGCGCAACCATCCACCGCAGCCAGGGCCTGGAGCGTACCTCCGTGCCTGGGTGACCTGGCATTCCTCTTTCAACTGACGGCGCCGGCCTGGCGCGAGGTTTTCTAATGTCCGCAGAACAGAAACTGATCGCGATCGAAGAGATCAGCGAGGCGAACGCCCCGGCCATCTACGTGGCCGGCGGCCTGCAGCAATTTATCGACCTGGTGAAGTCAGAGATCGAAGGCGAAGTGCCCGACCTCACCACCCGCAAGGGTCGTGAGCGGATCGCCAGCTTGGCCGCCAAGGTCAGCAAGTCGAAAACAGCCGTCGAGAAGCCCGGCCGCGACTACCTGCGCCGGCTCAAGGAAATGCCAAAGGTGGTCGAGGCAGAGCTTCGCGAGTTCGTGGCCAAGATGGACACGCTTCGGGATGAAACACGCCGGCCGCTCACCGAGTGGGAAGCCGCCGAGGATGCCCGCATCGATCGACACAACGACCGCCTGAACTGGCTAAAGACACTTGCCGACGACCTGGGCGAACTGAACTCCCTGCAACTCAAGGGCTTGATTGCTGAAGCTGAAGGCATGCAACTCGGCGCCCACTGGGAGGAATTCGAGGCCGAGGCAGCGAACGCCAAGGACAAGGTTCTGACCACCTTGCGGGCTGCCCTGCTGAAGCGCGAGCAGCTCGAGGCTGAGCAGGCCGAGCTCGCCCGCCTGCGCCGCGAGGCAGAAGAGCGCGCCGAGCAAGACCGCATTCGGGCAGCACAGGAGGCCGCCGTCGAGGCGGAGCGCCAGCGAGTGGCACGGCAGCAACAAGCCGAGCGCGAAGCTGCAGCCCGCCGCGAGCAGGAGCTGCTCGATCAGGCCGCTGCGCAAGAACGCGAAGCCGAGAACCAGCGCCTGCAGCTCAAGTTGCAGGCCGAGCAAGCTGAGCGCGCCAGGGCTCAGGCCGAGGCCGACCGAGTTGCTACTGAACAGCGCATGGATCAGGAGCGCCAAGCAGCAGCCCGCCGGCAGGAAGAAGCGGCCGAGCAGGCACGCCAGGACGAGCGCCGCCGAGCCGATGCCGCTGCCGCCGAGATCCTCCGGCAGCAAGAAGCTCGCGAGGCCGACAAGGCGCACCGCGCCAGCATCAACCGCGCCGCCTTGGAGGCCTTCGTCGCCGGCGGCATGACCGAGGAATGCGCCAAGCAGGCCATCACCCTGATCGCCCAGCGCAAGATCCCCAACATCACCATTCAATACTGAGGTCGCCATGAGCCATGTAGCCAGGGTTGAAACCCAATCGCAGCCGCCGGTCATCGCCGCCGAGTCGGTAACCGTTCTGCAGATCATCCAGCAGGTCGCCATGTCCCCCAACGCTGACATCGACAAGATGGAGCGCTTGATGGTCATGCACCAGAACATCCAGGCGCTGCAGGCCAAGCAGCAATACGACGAGGCCCTGGCCGCGATGCAGGAAGAAATGCCGGTGATCGGCGAGCGCGGTGGTATCAAGGACAGGAACGGGCGAGTCCAAAGCACCTACGCACTCTGGGAGGACATCAACGAGATGATCAAGCCCGTGCTCGCCCGCCACGGCTTCGCCCTCTCCTTCCGCACGCCACGCAACGAGCGCGGCATCGAGGTCGAGGGAGTCCTGAGCCACCGGGCCGGCCACCGTGAAACCACCTCGCTTGTTCTGCCGGCAGACACCAGCGGCAGCAAGAACGGCGTTCAAGCCGTGGCTTCCAGTGTCAGCTATGGCAAGCGCTACACCGCCGGCGCCCTGCTCAACTTCACAACGACTGGCGAAGATGACGACGGCAACGGCGCCGTGATCACACCTCGAGTTACCTCGGTGCAGGCCACCCAGCTGGCCATGCTGCTGGAGCGCTGCAGCGACAAAGCCAAGAAGGCGTTCGCCAGCATCCATGGCACGCCATCTGCCGTGGAGAAAGCGGCTTTCGACCAGGTGCTGGGCATGCTCAGCAAGTCAGTCAAACAGCACGAATCAGCCCCGCAGGAGGCACAAGATGCAGATCATCACTGATATCGAGCAGGGAACACCTGAATGGCTTGCACTGCGCCTAGGCATCGTTACCTGCTCGGAGCTGGACTGCCTGCTGGTTGCCGGCAAGGGCGAGGCCGGATTTGGCGTCGCGGCATTCACCTACATGGACCAACTGATCGGCGAGCGGATCACCGAGGAGGCTGCTGAAATTCCCTTCAAGACCGTGGCCACTATCCGTGGGCACGAACTGGAGGGCGTCGCGCGCGGCCTGTATGAGGATCGCGAAAGCGTGAAGACCCGATCGGTTGGCATCATCCTCAACCACGGCATCGGTTACTCGCCCGACGCCTTGGTCGGCGATCAGGGCCTTACGGAGATCAAGACCAAGCTCCCCAAGTTCCAGGTCAGCGTCATCTTGAACGGTGAAGTGCCCAAGGAACACATCGCCCAGTGCCAGGGCGGTCTATGGGTATCCGAACGCGAGTGGCTGGACTTCATCAGCTACTGGCCGGGCATGCCCCTCTTCGTCAAGCGCGTGTACCGCGACGAAGTGATGATCCGCAAGCTCACCGAACGGGTGAAAACCTTCTACGAAATCCTCGACGAGCGCATGAACAAGGTGCTCGGCGCGGCCGCATAACCCAAGGAATCACGATGCCTACTCTTACCGATATCGGCCGCATTGGCCGCGACGCTGAACTGCGCTACACCCCCAACGGCGATGCCCTGTGCAATCTGGCCATCGCCTGTGAATACGGCCGCAAGGGCAACGACGGAAAGCGCCCCACCCAATGGGTCGACGCCACGCTGTGGGGCAAGCAGGCCGAGGCCATGGCCCAGTACCTGGTCAAAGGCCAGCAGGTGCACTTCACCATCGACGACGCACACGTCGAGACCTACACCAAGTCGGGCAACTCCCAGGGCGTGAAGCTCACCGGCCGGGTGATCATCATCAAGTTCGCCGGCGGGCCGCCTCAGCAAGCCCAGGGCAACCAGCCCGCGCAGCAGCCACGCCAGCAGCAACAGCGCAATCAGCAGCGACCGGCTGCCCAGCAGCAGAACCAACAGGGGAGCAACGGACCGGACTACGAAAGCTTCGACGACGACATCCCGTTCGCCCCGCTCCACCACCTGGTAGGCGCATAGCCATGAGCGATCGCGGCGCGCATCCCAGCTTTTACTACCTTGGCCGGGAATGCCGCCGCAACGGTGGCGGCAAGATGGCCAACCCATTCACCCCTAACACGATTCACGGTTCCTGGCTCCTTGCCGGCTGGAACGACATGGATATGGAGCTTGATCATGAAAATGAGAAACGCCCTGCAAAGATCAAGGCGGCGTGAGCAGTTCAACCTACCGCCCAGCGGATTGAAGGAGGTGCCGTATGGCGATGTCTCAGCAGGCCCGCGACGAGAAACGTCGCGCCAAGGCCGAGCGCCAGCAGGCGAGAAACCAGCCCGCCCGCGCCAAAGCAACCGAACTGCCGGCAGGCGTTTCGACCTTCGAAGACAAACCGCGAGGCGTCGTCTGCTACGTCATGAGGTCGCTTGGCAATGATGCAATCAGTTGCGTGAAGGTCTGGCTGCCACAGGTGGCCGGCAACCAGCGCCAGCTCTCCCCGCACGAAACCCAACCCGAACCTACACCCGCTCTGGCGCCTGGGCGCTGGATTGATGAGAGGTATGAGCTGTGAAAGACGCATCAGCACTGGGCCGCGACATGTGGATCATGCTTCGGCCAACCTTCGACGATGTAGCAGCAGCTAACGGTTTCGACGGGCCAATTGAAAAAGGCCAGCTCTGGGCCGGGTTCATGGCCGCGGCAAACGGTGCCATGTATGCACAGTTGGGGGCTGCCAACGCTCGCATCATCAACGATGCGATCCGCGACGCTGTTACGGATGTTGCCCGAAGCAAGCTGCAGGTAGTGAAGCCATGAACGACCTGATCCAAGTGAATACGGCAGACCTGATCGGCCACGCGCTCGATTGGGCCGTCGCCAAGGCTGAAGGCCTTGAGGTCTTCCTGGTTGGCCCGCAGTACAACGTGCCGTGGCGCGTGTTCTGGAAGAAGCGCGGCCAGGCGCTGGAGTGGGATGTGCTCTACAACCCGCACGAAGACTGGACGCTGGGTGGGCCCCTGATCGAGAAGCACGTCCGCCTGATCGAAGCCTCGGCCTCCGGTGAGGTTACAGCCGTTGTTTGGTGCCCAGTAGCCGAGCGCGAAGGCGAAGGCTGGGGAGAAACCATTCTGGGCTCGTCGATGCTCGCAATCGTCGCCGCCAAGCTCGGCGATACCGTCCAGGTGCCGAAGGAGCTGATGTCATGTTCTTGATCCCATTCGCCGCACCACTGCTCATGGCCTACCTGATCTCCAGGGGGCCGCGATGAGCAAAAACTGCAACACCTGCAAATGGCTGGAGTGGGTTGACGGTGAAAGCGAGTCGGACACCGGCTTCACATGCAACAAGCGCCATCAGCAGATGTGGGCCGACGGGCGCGAGCAAGAGTTGCTCGACAACCTGGAGCGCGACGATTACCGCGCGCGCTACAAACGCTGCTTCGAGCCAGAAGCCTAACCCATCCCCCTACTACTCAAGCCCGCCGACATGCGCGGGCGAGGATGTCTCATGGCCATTTTCATCTGCTCATGCACGAAGCTCAGCAAATGCCAGTCGCTTGGCGATCAAGTGCGCGTGGTTGCCATGCGCCGCGGCAATGGCTGGCAAACGATCCGCGACGACCTGGCGCGCCTGGCTGAAGAGTGGTTTGGCCGCGAGCCGGCCAGGACCAGAAGCGAGATGCGCGCCGTATGCGAAGAAGTCTTCCGCACCAACTGACCAACCTGCCGCCACCGGCGGCGTGGAGACCATCCATGAACCTGATCGACTGCTACGTCACGAAGATCCTCGGCGAGCCGTACCGCAAGTTCGGCGCCTGGTGGGTCGATGCCGAATACGAGGCCTATGGCCGCATCAGCAAAACCCAGCTCATGTTCCGCACCGAGGAAGCCGCCCGGGCGGCGAAGGTCGGTCACCACTTCTTGGCCTGATCGGCCGCAGGAGAACCCCATGGCAAACGCCAGCGCGGCACCGGCCGCACGCATTCAGCCGCGCATCATCCGTGCCGGCGATGCCCCTCACTACCTCGGCATGTGCCGATCCGAATTCAACAAGACCGTCAGGCCGCATGTCAGCGAGTTCCCCATCGGGGAGCGCGGCATCGGCTTTGACCGGGAAGAACTGGACGCCTGGGTGAACGACTACATCCAGGCCATGGCAATTGCGAAAGAAGGCGCTCAGGGACGACAATCACCCGGCAGCGAGCGCCCATCAGGAGATAAGGGATGGCGCGAAAGACAATCACAGGCCTTTCCCAAAGGAACGGCATCTGGCACATCGACAAGAGGATCAACGGCGAAAGACTTTACGAAAGCACTGGAACTTGTGACCGGGCGGAAGCAGAAAAGTACTTGATCCACCGACTGGAGCAGATCCGCCAGCGCAAGGTGTACGGCGTTCGGCAAGTGCGAACCTTTCGGGAAGCGGCCACCCGCTACCTGCTGGAGCACAAGGATCAGCCGTCAATCAAGCTGACTGCCCTGTGCCTCCAGCAACTTGATCCATACCTGGGAGACCTGCCGCTGACGCACATTGACGACCAGGCACTGGCCCCGTTCATTCGGAACCGGCAGACGGACGAAGATTTGCCGAATGGGAAGGTGAGGAAGGCGGTCAGCAACCGGACGGTGAACATCGCGATCGAGCGGGTGATTCGCGTTCTGTCGCTGGCTTGCCGGAAGTGGCGGGATGAAGAGCGCAGGCCCTGGCTCGACAGCATTCCGCTGCTGGCCAAGCTGGAGGAGAAGAGAGCCAGTCGAAAGCCCTACCCGATGTCCTGGGACGAGCAGTCGATTCTCTTCGGGGAGTTGCCGGAGCACCTGCACAAGATGGCCCTGTTCAAGGTGAACACGGGCTGCCGCGAGCAGGAGGTCTGCAAACTGAGGTGGGATTGGGAGATTTCGGTACCCGAGCTGGGCACCAGCGTCTTCCTGATACCTGCCGATTTCGGCGGCCGGCACGAGAACTCAGGCGTTAAGAACAGAGACCAGCGCCTGGTGGT